ACCACAAGTATGCCCCTCAACGTTTTTATAGTTACGCTAAGGAATTTAATCAGCTAGTTAGCCCGCAGATGGGCATTGGCTGTCCGGTTGACGAAGATTACGTCTATGCTCAACAAACTCGTCCTTCGCAGCGCGCACTCGTGTTGCAAGATCAGGGTTTGCTTGGCTTCATCAAGACTTCAATACAAGCTTTCCAAAAAGCCGAGGCTTACCCTAAGGTCAAGCCTGCTCGTAATATCTCCACCACTTCAGTTTCACACAAGATTAAGTATTCTACTTACACTTACGCCATTAAAGCTGTGTTCGACTCGCATCCTTGGTACGCTTTTTCAAAGAGCCCCATTGAGATCGCCGAACTTGTTCAAATTATGGCTACTAAGTGTAAATTCTTGACTGATGGGGATTACGCTTTTTGGGACGCCACTCGTGGGTCAATTCATTTGTTTTGTTGGATTGACCTCTTCCTTCGCTGGTTACATATTAGCTATCATACTGATTTGGTTGCGTGCATACGACGTGAGACCAATGTTCGGGCTAATACCAGTGAGGGTGTTGCTTATAATACCGGCACGACCACCCTTAGTGGTAGTGCCGCCACCTCATTGCAGAACACTCATGCCAATGCTTTTGAGAAGTTCTGCTGCTATAGAGAGCAAGGTTATTCTACCACGAAAGCTTTTGAGCTTCTTGGTCTCTACGGCGGTGATGACTCACTTGATCGCGATTTGCTTGATCAATCAGTAATGTCTAGTGTTGCTGATTTTACTGGGTCACGTATTACTTTCGCCACACGTTCTGTTAATACTGCGGTCCCCTTCTTGGGTCGCATCTTTCCCAATCCTTGGGTTTATCAGTATTCTATTGCTGATGTTCGTCGCCAGCTTAATAAGATTGGTTTGACAAACGCTCCCCCCGAGGTATCGGATCGACTAGCCATGCGTCGTAAGGCGCTTAGTTATGAGATTTCTGATCGTAATACCCCCATCATTGCAGAGTGGTCCCGTGCTATTTTGCGTACCACCATTGATGAGGATACCAACGCAAATTGGGATGACCGCAGCTATTACGCGACATTGTATCCTGAGCACAGCTCATGGCCCTCAGACACACCTGCTCGAGACTTTTTGCTCTTAACGGTAAGTGCCAATCTACTTATACCACCGGAAGAAGTGCAGCAGATTTGCGACCATTATAATAAAGTGGTCGTTTTTGAGGACATGGACCACGGCGCCATACTCACATATGATATTGAGATCAAGAACACTGTTGAACTCAATGGTCAGTTGTTTTATGCCCCTAAAACAAGCTCCGTTCTTCTAAACAGTGCTGTGCCCACTAAATCGGAACCAAAGACTTATACTACCACTACTTCTGTTCCAGTTAAGAGTAAGAAAGTTAAGTCTGAGAAGAAGACAGATTCTTCCGCCCTTCCGCCTGTCCCAACTGATAAAGTCGAAAAACCTGATCCTAAGATTGTCGATCGCTTAGTCGCTGCTACTAAGATGGCCAAGCCTCGATATGATAAGTTGCATCCTAAGGCTAACTCAGTGAAGACCGCTAAGCCTGCTCATGGCATACTGAAGAAACCTCGAATTAAAATTCTTGAAGACAAGCCCATACCTAAGGTTGCCTTCG